TCCCCCTCCTTCCGCAAATTAAAAGCGTAACATTCTGTATAATACAGTGTTACGCTTTTAACATTTTAAATATGCACAATATTTGCACAAGATATTATAAGCCTATTTACTCTTTCTCTTCCAAAGTTACATCAATTCCTACAATCTCACAGTATTTAAGGAAGTTTTTCAAGTTGACATTCTTCCCACTTTCAATGGCAATGACTGTTCCAAAGTTCATACCCTGTTTCCAGATATTATATTGGGACAGCCCCTTTTCTTCGCGAATCTTACGCACTTGTTTCGATAATTCTTCTATTGTCATACTCCTATTAATTCCTTCTTTATCGCCTCTAAAAATGCGATAGATGTTAATACCGTATTCCTATAATTATAATCACTACCTGCTGCAATTGCATTCTTACGACCGTCTAAAATCAGCGTATCAATGAACAACACCATTTGCCGAACCGTAATATTGCCGATGTCTGCCGAGAATGTCGATAGCGATGTATAATACTTCATAGCCTGTTTTAAAAGCCCCCGTATTTTAGTCTTATCAGGATTTTTACCGGTAATACGCTTAATGCTGATCTTCGCGGAGAGATTCGACCCTGACAATCCGGGCTCTATGCGGTAATCTTCTCCGACTTCCTCAACAATACCGTCCATATACTCGACTTTGGCGATGAATCCATTGTCTATGTCCGAACAGTATATGAAGTCGACTTCTCCGAACTTGTGCGCCCGGTTATGGTCTACAATGAATAATGGAAATTCCCTTTTCATAATTTTATAGAATGGTTACAAATTCTTCTCCGATATTGAAATTACGGTTATACTTCCATGTGCTATTGTCGTTTTTCCTTTTTGCTAATTGAATTTCAACCGTCATATCGTTGTTTATTAGAAATGTTGCCGACCATTGTGATTGGGTAGACGGATAATCGTAACCCAATATTCGCTTGTATTCGTCCTCCGTAATTTCGTTTTCAAACCAGACTGTTTTGCCAGATTCAGAAGATATACGATTTAACGACAATAAAACACCTTTAATCTCAATATTCAGCCCGTCAGGATTTTCTTCTATCACACGCCGTGCTATTTCTGTGCGTTCTTCTTTGTTTGTTCCTGCAAACCCGTTATGAGAGGTAGATTTATTGGCATTGTCATACTTGGCATTCGTTTCGTCGATTATCACATCTTTACGACCACTGATTAAGTACTTAATTTGAGTTTTCATATCGTTTTTTTTAATTGGTTACTGTTTGTTTTTGATTACATGGTAAAGATACTACATTTTATTGTATATACAAAATATTATAGTATAAATGTTTTATGATTTATCAATATTTAACAAAACGAATGATGTGGAAAATTTTCCGCAAAAATGATTGACATGGAATTAAACACGAATGCCGGAGCTTCTCACCCCGGCATTTCCCTGTTCATCATTTGCATTTCCGAATATTCCTTTGAAATTTTCTGCTTATAACGCTTTCATTCTGCTATAAATAATTCTTTAAGATCAACTAAGTCTCCCGATGTAATACGAATATACCCCATATTTCCAAATACCAAATTAGTCAGGAGATTATTTGGTATTTCTATTTTCATAGCCCCGGAGCCAAGATTACCTTTAAGAATACCCAGATTAAATTCTCTTTCTTCCATAGAATTGAACATTTCAATGAAATCATCGAATAGCATATTAACATCTATGTTCCCATTTTCGTCGCAAATAAATAAAGATAATCCATCGATAAGTTCGTTAATCTTTTTGTCTTCTTTCAACAAATAATTTTTTGCTCCACGTTTGAGGTATGTGGATACAGTTTTTAATTGGGGATTATTTCGTGTAAAATCATCGATCCTATCATCTATCCATGTATGAGCAGCCCTATTAAACTTTGTTTTTACAGCTTCCAGTTTTTCTTTCAGTTCCATTATTTCTTAGATTTAGACGATGTTTTTCTTTGTTTCATATCCATAAATTCATTCCAGCTCATGTCGCTGTACTGAGTAATATATTCGTTCATCAAGGCGTCCTTTTTATCCGCTTCGTCCTTAACAGTTTTCTTCAATCGTTTGGTGAGGGTAAGGTGTTTGTCCAACGCATCTTTCCCGTCCTTTGTCCCTTCGACTATCGGTCTCATAATCCGCATATACTCCCGGTTGAGAATACTCTGAATTTCCATGCTGCTTTGCTGAAATTCTTCATTCTCTTGCATAAACCTAAACTCCTTTTCGGTCAAGGAGTCCATAATCCTGTCTATTTCGTCCCACACGGGAGAAGAAGTCGTTTGCGCAGATTGCCGATAGTTTCTTTTCATTTCAGCAATTTTTTGTTGCATGGCTTCCTGTTCTCTCTCCAATTCGGGGATAGAAAAGTTCCTGTCGTTTAATAAAGGGTCTGTAAAATTCATAATTATTCGTGTTAGTGGTTAGTAATCGGTAATGAAAGTGGTATCGCCCCCGAAGGGGCTCTACCACTAACGCTTTTTCTTGCGTTTCTTTTCGGCCTTTATGCCGTCGGAGTTTCCGACGCTGCTCTTTGGCAGTTGCAACCGAAAGGGTTTGCACCCTCCAAAACAGTTACGGTAGGAGTAGAAGGAAGACCTACAACGCCATAGATAGCTCGGCAAGTCTTGCGATCCGTGTAATTGATGGAGGCTGTGAAGGCACGATCGATTTCGCACTGAATCAATCTGTCTTGATACGGGCGGGTGGCTTCCAAAACAGCTACCTTCTTGTCCAGTTCATTGAATTTGTTGGCGTATCGCTCGTTCAATACATCGTATAAATCTCGGCTTGTCTTGTAAAGCCCGAAATCTGCATCGATTTGCGACTTATACAACTGGAATTTTTCAGCCACATCGGTTTCACGATGTGCATACATTTGGTCTTGCGTGTTGACTTTTAATCCCCAAATGGTATTGGTGAGAGCAATTGCATCCTCGCATTCTTTTTCCCATGCTTGAAATGCGGTGGGAGCGACAGCACTTGAACCTCCCCAGCCACCAGTCGTCGTGTTGATGTTTACGTTCTCAGGCATGGAACCGCCACCGAAAATCCCGTTACGTCTTCCCCAAAGCGCACCTGCGCCAAGAGCTGTACCAACGATTCCCAATGCTAAACCGGCATTACCTACACCCTTAGAGGCATACTCTTTCTTTCCTTCTTCGTAGACTTTCTTTTCTACGATTTCTCTGTTAATTCCTTCCATATGTTTTTATTTTTTTAGTTATACCGAAAGAACATCTTCCGGTGTGTCAAACATACGGTCATAACAGTTGCTATCTATGAATTTCAGTTGCTATGCGTTTGCTAATTAGTTGATTGTTCTTTAATAGAATGTAACTTTGTGAAATCCTGTGTGATAACGTGTTTTTCAACTTATTCACTCCTTGTCGTGTCATAGACAAGTAAGACGCTATATTTTCTTCCGTAAATCCGAGCGATACCAACGCACAGATGAGCAGGCAACGTGCGTCGACCGCATTTTTGTTCGCACCGTTGATCAATTCGCCGTAACACAGCTCACATTCCTCGCAAACGATTTGCAAGACGTGTTCAAAGATTTCATTGGTTTTCATATCTCTTGCCTTTTTAAATATTTGTTAAATTATAGATTGTTGACACAATAAAAAACATCACGTTCCTGTTTAAAGGCTGTGAAAGCCTCGTAACATTCCCCGTGATGTTGTCTCTTGTTAGTTTTGGAAGAGCAGCAAGAGATTGAGGCTTTCCTTTATACTCCGAAGCCCCGGAAGGAGTCGTAAATCAAATTATATCAAGAAACCCAGTCCTTTCAATTTTGTTATCCATTTCACGATGTAAGGGACAAGCAGCAAGACAATGACACCGAGTGTCCACCAGCACCATCGGGGAGTCTTGTACTTTACTACCTCGACGGGGTAGGGTACTTGTATGCTGTCCGTCTTCTCCTTTTTCAATTCTTCATATTTCCGTTTAAGCTCGTTAAAATCTCTTTCAAGGCTTCTATATCGCTCCGTTTCACGATAGTACTTTTCCTTGATTACATTCCCCTCATTATCCTGTACAATGACAGTTGAATCCTTGATAAATATCGAATCTATCGTTCTTGTTTCATAGCGTAGAATCAGAGAATCGATTATATTTACAGAATCTTTTATATCTGATTTCGAAGGAATAGGCACATACTTCACCGAACGGCAAGACCATATTGCGGACATTAGCAAAATAGTAATGATGAAAAGAGGTACATGTCTCATAAGCTCAGTATTTGTTTCCGGTTCTTCGATTTCGACACATAAGACACGTGCACCCAACTGTAATCGCTCTCATTCAAAAGCTGGTCGAAGGGAAGGTTATCCCGTATAAGCTCGAACAGTTTCTTATTCTCCGTCTTGCTCCCTACCGTTATATCCGCCGCCTCGCCCCTCATGTGCTGGCTGTTTTTCGCACCACCCACGGCGGCATTGAGTTTGGGACAACGATAGCCCGAATTGACGGTTATCGCCTTCCCGTACATCTCCCGCAAGGGGTCTAAAACATGGGTGACAAGGTTCGACAGCGCAACAGACGCTTCGGGAGTAGGGGTATTGTCTATACCCAGTTTATCGGCCGTCGAACTCTTTGTGAGTTCTTTCATCGTGAAGTATTTCATATCCATTCTTCATTTTTGGCGACAAAAAAAGCGGTGACTTTTTAGAATCACCGCTTGTAACGAATGTATGAGAGAGTAGCCTTAGGGTTAGGCTTATCCGTTATTGAAAATGGGACAAACGTAGGCCGAAGGCATAATTATGTTGCTGCAAACATAATGATAAAAATTTCTTTTTTGCCCAATATTTAACATTAAAACGGTGATTCCAAGAAGTCAAAGAACGCTTTCCCGTCGCCGGGTTATAAAAATTCTTTTTTTTTCGTCAGGCAATCCAAACCTCGATTTGAATCACCAGCCCGCCCAGTATGGTCGCCAGCAAGTCGGCATACGACCAAGCCCCCGGCTTACTCCACTCGTCGACAGCCTCCTTGATACAGCCCGCTATGGCAGAGAACAGCACACAATATTCCGCCGTCGCACCTATCACGATGGCGAAGAAAGAGGCGATGACACCTCCTGCGATAAAATGCAGCAGCTTGTCGTGGGGAATAGACAATAACAACCCTTTGATTCTCTCCAAAAATTTCATATTATTCGTTATTTAATCGGTGATAAAAATCGAGCTTGATACGGTCATAGACAGAAAATACATTGGTTTTAGCCCTGTCATCGTTCACCGTATGGGCATATATCTCGTTCTCGACAACCTCTGCCACCCAGTCTATCCATTCAGGATTGGTATAACATGAAAGACGTTTACCCCGATAGGTAAAGTAGTCGAAACGGCTGTTCCTGTCCTCGTACTGGTTCGTGAGATTTCCGATAATTTTTTCATGCGTCCTATTCCTGTCGGATATATGGTTTTCCTTCCTAACTTGTTCGATAATTTCCAAAACCCGTCTGGCGGAAAGGTTGAAAAATTCACTCGTCATGTTCTTTATCCGAAGCTGCGTTTCCGGTCTAAGACCTTCCGATATGTCGGACAACATGTTATTCTGGTCGTTCGTCTTTTCGATAAGCTCTTTCAGGGATTCTCCATAATCCTCCATACTCTTGGTGATAATCGATTTGAACCACTTGAAGCAGGCCACCATCATCATGGCCGACAACACCAAGAAGAATGCTGCGGTCATCACCAAGAACCCCTGTTCGCTTATCCCTCTGGCTACCTCCGTAGCCTCGTTTATCCCTCCCATATCAATGTTTCTGTTTTTCGATTAACAATCTGGCTTCCTCTTTGCAGGATTCCGCATAGGCGTTATAAACCTCGAACTCATCGGGCTTCGTGTCCCGCTGTCGCAGTATGGCCAACTCCTCCGACAAGGTATATTTCCGACGTATCAATCCGTTTACCGTTTCTCCGTAGTCCATTGGTACGGGAGGTGTTTCCGTGCCGTCCTCCGTCGCTTCCGGTGCTTCCTCGTATTCATAGACTATCACCCCGTTCCGGTAATACATCACGGGTATTTTTCCGGGTATCTCTTCGGGAGATGGGATAGATTCTACCTCTATCCATCTCTCCTTTTTATATTTCCCATAATAGATGGTTTCGACTTTTACACCGTCTAATTTAATCTGTATCATATCTGCTTACGTCTTCAATTATTAAAACATTACCTTTTGTGGTGCTATAAACAAAGTTTTTATAATTTGTTTGACGCCATATATTGTTTTGCGAAACTATATATGCATCTACCCCTCTAAAAGTTGAATTTAATATTCCATAAGGGTATCTGAAAACATACTTTCCATTATCTGTAAATGCTACTGTTAATCTGTCATCTACATTTATACAATACCCATATTCCTGCACATTGCCTATATCCCTAAAATTATAACTTGTTGTATTATTTTTATTTGATATATTACTCATATGGCAAATCATATTGCCATTTGAAAAAACATATAGTAAGTTTATATTTCCTTCCAAATTTGGAAATGTAAGTTTTTCAAAAGTTAAATCTTCAAGATTTACTTTATACCCATCTTTTGTAAAGGCTATACCATCTGTTATTTTTATGTACTTATAATCATAGGCTTTATTTGTAACTAAATTCCCATCAGCATCATACACATATATATGTGGTTTATCATATCTATGAAAGTAATATACTTTATTATCATAAGCATATACAGCCCCATAATGTTGAAGTCCTTCGGGGTTGTCAAGATATTTACCTTCACTTGTTTCTTCATCATACATATAGACAAGCTTTGCAAAATAACAATCTGCAAAAAATATTTTATTGCCTATTTTACAAAGCACATTTCTCATTACACCAGACTCCAACCTGTTAGATGTATTATAAATGTTTACAGTGTATATCTTTTTGAAATATAAATCTGTCTTTGTGAAATTATTTGTAGTTATAATATAATACCCAGTATCATCAAATCTATAAACTCCTGTAACACTTGGTCCAAATTCTGACAAATCAATACATCTTTGAATTGATATTGTACCATCTTCTTGACCGCTAAAAGGCACAAACTCCCCATTCTTATACACATAAGAGTGCAAAGTCTCGCCATCAATGTATATTTTATTCGGGTTGGTCTCGCCACTTGCTTCAATAGCATCGTAGTTTTCATAGACCTCTGATGCCTTTCCTTCGAGAGCTGTCACACGACCATCTACATTTTGAGCCACCTGGGTTGCTTTATCGGCTGCCTCATTAGCGAGAGTTGCCGAGTTGTTCGCTTCCGTTGCGGCATTCTCCGCATTTCCTGCCGCTGTGTTGGCGTTCGATGTGGCTGTGCGGGTATCAGTAATAAGCCCTTCGAGCGTAGTTTGCATTTGGGAAAAACTCGTCTCTCTTTGGAATTCCGCTTCGGCTCTCTCACTCTCTGCCGAGGCACGGCTGCTTTCAGCAGATTCCCGTTTTGCTTCTTCTGCCGTCAACTTGACACCGAGAGCCTTTATATCCGAGGTCGCTTTATTGGCATTTTCAGCCGCTTGATTGGCGACTGCCGCCGCCTCTGTCGCAGGGCGTTGAAGCTCGGCGATTTGCTCCGGCGTAAAATCGTCGTAGGTAAAAGGGGCTCCCTTGTCACCTTTTTCACCGGGCAGGGCAACCATTTCTTCCACCACGGCGGCATCGGGCACTACCACCTGCTCATGAACGATTATGCAATCACTATCTGCCATATCACTTGATGATTATATTGGTTTTGTAAACATCGCCATAGTCCCATTTGCCGTCATCGAAATCGGCATCCTCTATCCAGTAGTGCCTCTCGACCGTGAGCAAGCCATAGCGGAAAGTCCCGGAATTGAATATGCCGTACAGCACGCCGTCACGGAACACACAGTTTTTACGTGTCTTTCCGTCGTAGCTCACTTCGCAACAACAACCGGCCTCGTCCTTGTAGATGAACTTAAACTTCTTCGTCTCGGCATCGATGGGCTGCTTGTTTCTGTCCTCAAAGCCAATGGTAAACTTAATATCCTCCCACGAGTATTTCACTACGGGATCTTTGTCACTCATCGATCAATCTCCTATAATCTTAAATATGCTACGCTTGCTTATTGGCTTTTTGCAGATACAGCATTCTTCCGAATCATTAATATAGTACAATACTTCCTCTATATATTTCAATCCGATAGAATAAGTATCATCGGCTATCATTTGTCGTTCCTTTAATTCTGTATGCGAAGAATAGGCATCGTTGTTATTCATAGTTCCAAACCTCGTCGGCAAGCTATTACCGAATTTTACGACACGTGAATAGGCCAGATAGGCAACAGCCTTCTTCAACCCTCCGATAATGCGATCTTCTCCTTTCTTCGATTTATACAAACCTCCATTTAGTAATATTGTATCTTTACTCTGCATTATCTTCTGAAATAGAGTATCTCCTACTAGATAGCGAATGTCTATATCTATCGCCTCGTCTATCGCTTTATTTGCAATTTCCTTATCTGCATAGCAAGGCCTTGCCAATGTCGATATATCAGTTGGTGTTATTAGTGCTGCCATACAACATCGATTGTATTTTAAAAGTATCAGACGTGAGTTCTCCGAATGGTTGTTCATACCAATTCTTGAATATAGATAACAAGGCTCTCGATATTGCCCTCTGCTCTTTGGTTACCTTACCCGAATAGTAGGAATAAGCGTCAGCCAATATATCACCAGAGAAGCCGAGCTTTCCTTTTCTTATTGCCAAAAATGCTTCTTGGTTGAATGCTGAATAGATATTATCTATTATGCTATCCGCCGTTACGGTAAATTCCTTATCATAATTGTTGGTCGACAAACTTATAAATTCAGGAGATTGCTCATCAGCTCCTATCTCTATCTCTACTATCTTGCAGGCATTAAAGTCTCCCTGCAAGTTTTTCAACACAGGAGAATATTCACTTTCGTAACTCTCATGTCCGTAAGATCTCCTTTCATCGTCAAAATAATTCTCTTGAATATCTGTTCCTTTCCTTGTAATCAATGCCCCGCTCGGCAAGAAGTTATTCCGGGCGTTGCGATAACGTACATTGGCAAGTCCTTCATCTGTACTCATATCCGTGATAACAGGGTCATACACAGGAAGAGGGTAAACCATGTTGCCATTCCTCGAATACCATAACACCTGCCCCTTATAATCATTTATCCCAACCTCTTCAATTTCGGGAATTGCAGAATTGGGATCGAAAACATGAATGAAACTAATGTTCGACTTGTTGACTTGAACTCGTTTCCCATTCCTAGTCTCATCACCCGTCCAGTTAGGGTGAATGGCTATTTCTGTCACTTTACCGTAATCGTTTGGCTCTTTAAGTCTCGTTGTAATGAAGGGGATATGATGAATGTTGCGAATCTTTCCTAATACGTCATAATTGGCATGTATTGCAAAACCTCCGAACTTTGCAAGATCATTTGCTAACAATCCCAACAAGTCATCTAGTGTATCTCCGCTTTTGTTGATTTTGTAATCTGAAATTATTTGAGAGTTAAATCCATTCCCTTCTATGAAATCTGCATAGCGAGACAAACAGCCGGAGGCGATAGACGACGATGCTACCACCTCGGCTAATTTATTTGGATACAAATTATCTTCACCATAGCTCTGTATATTCAGGCTACTCAGATAATTCGTGTTAATCCTCTTTTGAGGCTCCTTTACGGCTTTTAGATTCATAGAACTCGTCAGGGATTACAGAAAACATGGTTCGCAAGCCGGGGTTATTGGTCAGATATTCTTTGGCTATATCATCGGTAAGGTTCTCATTCGTGTAAACACGTGGATCACCGAACACTTGAATCACAGCTCCGGGTTTTAATACAAATTTCGATTTCTCTTTCATCTTCTTGTTCCTTTTTAAATAAGTGAATGTTTCAATCAATGCGTCTCTATGCTTGTCCTTGCAGTTACATTTCCGAACTTCTTTTTTCAATGATTCATTATAGAGTTTCTCGATCGTTCGATGATCCTCCTGCGATAGGGAGTTTATTCTCCCTATCAACTCGGAGGATAATTTCATCGCTTCTTCATAGGTCATACACCGGGAGAAGAATTAACCAACGAATTAATCATCGCCAGCGTCGCTTCATAACTGGTCTTGAACAAATAAACTTCTGCCACAGGGCTTTCAGTTTCAGTCATGGTAACCTGCCAGCCGCCTTGTGTATCAGAGCTATACGGGTCACGATTCGCTGCCGTTGCGAACATGCCTTGTTTGATACCGAAAACTTCAAAGGAACTGTCTCCCTTCGTACCTTGTGTGGCACTAAGATTCTTCCATGTGTTTTCGAGAATAACGACATACTTACCATTGAACAAGGGGTCTATCACTGTTTCAGCAATCTTGGGACCTTTGTTCAATATCGTAAATTGGACATTTTTAGTTACCGTATTGGAAATTGTTCCAACGGCCAGTTCAGAGGTAGATCCTGTATATGGCGTATTTCCTCTTTGAACGATTTCATAGGCCTTTTTCCCGTCTTTTAGAACAAGGTCGGAAATCGTATTCGCACCAGAAAAGGTGGTGGCCGTAAAATCGATGTCGTCCCAGTTAATAATTATTCCTTTGTGCTCATACCCCTTTGTAATAGGATCGTTACAATTCGGAACTATTCCTGCCGAAATCAAACTAACACAGTCTGTTGCCATTTCATTTTCCTTTCTTAAAAAATTATTTAGCATGCTACTTGAACTAACTCATCTTCTGCGATTAAAGTACCGAGGTCTCCTGTCGAATAAATTTGAGTTTGTCGTTTTTCACGATTGAAGAAAATATCCAAATCTGAAATCAATTCTCCGGGAGCCCCCACAAGTAAATTCTTCGGCGAAGTGTAAACAGCTCGGTGAGGAATGTTCAACTTCGTCTTATCATTTTGATATTTTTGAATCATTCTATCCCAAATCGATACGGAATAAATAGGAACACCATTGTATTGCGCCATTTGAACACCATCGAAGATAACTTCCCACGGCATTATCGTGCTGTAAGTCTTCTTCACATCTTGCGTCAATGCGTCTGCCAATGATTTTGTCATAAAAATAGCCGCCCCATCAAGGGTAGAAATTCTTGGGTCTGCTTCCATCAACATGGAGTCTACTATGCCCGTTGCAACACCGGATTCTAATAATTTCGATTTTTGAAGGGCTGCCGTTGTTTGCGAATTTGCCGCAATTGCTGTTTTCTGAGATTCATTATCTGTAATTATTGCAAACAGTCGTTTCCAGAATCCATCGGCAACTGTAAACAAGTTGGTATTAACCCCGTCTGTTATCTGACCGCTTCCTCCGGTTATATTCTTTGCGTCCTTGTCGCCGAACCAAATTAACCGCCACATCATATTTATCATGGCCTTTTCCAACGCAGGTCGATAGACAACATTCATATATTCGATAGAGGTCATGTCGCCCTTATCCGTGCCTGTTTTCAGCGTATATTCGGCTACTGTACCCATAATATCGTCATAACAGAGCTTTAAGGGTATTTCCCATTCTCCCAATTCCCACTCTTTTTCGTTCGCATCAATGGAAGCAGATACATAAGTAGGATTACAACGGTTGGTCAGTTTCGTTCCGACATCTTCCATATCTCCTATGAACCCTAATTTCTTCCCGTTTCTCGCACTAGTCATCAATGTAAATAGCGCTTCAAGGCTTTCGTCCTTGAACGTTGTCATCGGAATTAACTCCTGCAACGTTTTTATCGCCCCATTATCAGGGGTCAAATCTTTAAAAGTTCCCATAATAACCTAAACAATCTCTTAATATTACCTATTTCCTTTTTCGCTTTTCAGCCTCATGGGCTTTCGCTCTCTCTTTCCTCTCCCTTAATTCCTTTTCAAGGACGTTTTCCTCTGCTACCTGCTCTTTCTTTCTAGCCAAATTTGGTTTAGGTGGCACATATTTGCTAGTCGGCGCTCTGTCAAGCCATTGTTTGCCCCCTGCCGCTTTAACTTGGGCTAGAATAGCAGACTCCTCGTCGCTTTTTCCCTTCGCTCTTTCTGATTCCAGCTCCGCTGTAAGTCGAGCAATCTCAGCTTTAAGTGCTTCCACATCTTCGCCTCCATCAGAGACAGCTTCACGAATCTCGGTAATCACGCCGTCAGATACGATAATCGTTCTCCCATCGGGCATCAACCATTCCCCGTCAGGGCTGGCTGCATCACCTACCTCCGGGTCTCCTTCTTCTCGCTCTACTGTCAATACTTGCCCGTCCTCAGTTTGTAGCTCGATGTCTTTTGCACCTGACAAACCGAGTGCTTGCGCCAACACATTCAGCGCATCTTTCAGATTCTTTTTACTCATGTTTTTTTTATTTTTGTTTGTATTGGAAATAGCCGAAATCGGCTCGATTATTTCCGTTATGAATCCCAAATCCTTAGCTTCCTGCATGCTTATATAGCGTTCCTCTTTCATCAGAGTGGAGAGAACTTCCCTATCAGCCCCCGTGCGCTCTACATAGAAGTCAAGAATCTTATTATCCTCCGACCTCAAATCATTAGCTTTGGCTTCCAGTTCTTCCGCCGTGGCATTCTCTATATAAAAATCACAGAAGCGGGTATTGTGAATCAGAAGCCTCTGGTTCTTATATCCTTTACGTACCGAACCTGCGAGCAGGACTATCGTCGCCATAGAGGCGCACACTCCGTCAACCACCGTTATTATTTTTTTGCCGGTCGCCCTCAATTTGTCAACGATAGCCCAGCCCTCGGCGACATCGCCGCCCGGACAATGAATGCGCACCTCTATCGAATCGTCATCTTCCGGTATCTGGCTTACAAAATCGTCTACATCGATGAAAGAAACTGCATTGTCCCCGAAAAACTGCAATAATGCTTTTTCCGACTCGTTCGCTATTTGAGAATATATTTTTAATACCATTATCCAATCATTGGTTTATTCCAAATTTACGAAGGAATAACCTATCAAACAGAATGATAAGAAGGGATTCAACTGCACAGATTTTGCAGCAAAAAAATGGCGCATATCCTCACGGACACACGCCACTCGAAACACAACACATATAATTAAACAACGGAATCGAACTTTTTCAAGATGTAATAGAATTTCCTAGGCCTTATCTGGTACTCATCGCTCAATTTCTCGGCGATATAAGACACTTTTAACCCTTCTCCCTTCATCGTTAGGAAACGCTTGTACATTTCAAGGTACTTAACATCGTCCAGATTGACTCCGGCGCGCCTCATCGCCTCCAATATGGGACGGCTTATTTCTATACATTCGTGTACTTTCATGAATTAAACAATTAAATGGAACCTAAATTCTCTACCACTTTAACTTGTGAACCCACCTTGTTAATCTCCGTAACGGAAACAATCGGGTGGACATCTTGCATGCCTCGTGCAATGGCTCGTGCAATCATCTCCTCGCCGAGAGCTTGACTGCTTTTTTCCCGAACTTGTATGGGCACGCCTCCTCCGGCTACATTAATAGCAGACAGTAGCGGAGCGAACATGGAGGTAGCTCTTGCTGTCATCACGCTCTCACCGTTAGACAACATAGCGGGTATGCTGTCGCTCGTTCCCGTTCCGGGACCTTCTACAAGACCACCATCGGCAAACTTGGCCGAGTTTATAATTCCTATCGCAGTTGTCATATTGGAGATTATCGTCGCGATTAAAGAAACTGCTTTTGCAATACCAAATGGACCTTTGGCAGCCTCCGCAACAGCCGAAGATATTGCTTTTCCTGTGTTAATAGCCACTTCCGCCAATGCTAATGTTTTCGATAAAATCATAAATGCCTTGTTGTCCTCTCCAAGCTGATCGAATAATCCCGATAGAGCTCCTGTAATTTGAGATGCCGCTTCGAACTTCGCTTGTTCTATTTCTATTTCCCTCTGGGCAAGTTCCTCTTTGGCATCCAAATATTCCTGCTGGGCTTCGAGTTGTCGGGCTTTGAACTCGGCATCGCTTTCTCCCTCTAACTGCTGTAAGGAATCAAGCCGTTTCTTGGCATTTTCAAGCTCGACTTGCAACTCATCTTCTCCGGCTATTTTGGCGGCTGCTAACCTGTTGGACAATTCGAGTTCCAATGCTTCCATAGCTTTCTCTTGCTTTTTCCGCTCATACTCAGATGTCATTTCGTCGAGCTTCTTTTGATAACTGTCCTCAATCAGTTGTTTCTGCTCGGCAGTCAGTTTTGTATTGGATAGTTCTATCTCCTTTTCCTTTTTGAGCTGTTCAGCTTTCAAACTATATTCCTGAATTGTACCCTCTGTTGCCAATTGAAGCCTCTGCTCAATATAAGCAGCTTCTTGCTCTAACTTTTCCCGAATCGATTCCTCATTCAATTCAGCCAGTTCTGCTGTGCGCTTCTTCTCCAAGTTCTCAATCGTGGCACTCATTGCCGCTCTGGCTTGATCTGTCAGATTTTCTTCTGTTTCCATTCGCTTCCTTAAATCTGCTATCTGATCATCATAACTTGAATTTATGGCTGCTCTCTGTTTCTCCACACTATCGGCAATCAGTGCGTTTTCAGAATCACGGAGAGCACGCATAGCTGCAAGCTCTTTATCCGAACGCTCTTGCACTAATTGTAACCGTTGTTCCTCCTCTTGATTTAATTTAGTTTGAGCCTCTGAACGTTGTGAATATAACTCCCTTGTTTTTGTATTATATTCTTTTTGAACATTGTACAAATTAGCTTCTGCTTGTGCCAATTCATCATTCACTTCTTTACTATTTTTTGTTCGCTCAGCTTCTTTTTTAGCTATTTCTAATCTCTGTTTCGCTTGTTCCAACTCATTATCTGCCATAGCTTTTTCCTTATCTATGGCTTTATTCAAGAATTGTATGCGTTCTTCTGCTGAATATTTATCCCTCTGAGCAGATTTCGCTCTCAAATCAGAGGCTTCCATACTTAATTTCGCATTCTCTACAAGGTCGCTCCTTTCTTTATTGGCTAAATCTAATTTCTGCTTTTCAAGTTCTATATAATCCTTTGAATTTTGATTTATGCTATCTCCTACTCCAATAAAATCCAAAAAAGCACCCACCAAACCAGTAACAGCTTGTGCGGCAGAAAGAAAAACATCTACAATAGATTCCACAACCCTTGTTATTCCGTCCATTGCCATTTTCAACGGAGCCAATACCTGCTGCAACTTAACATATTGTTCTTCGTTGTTCTTTGCTGAATTTGCCAGTTTCAAGAATAATGCCGTAATGACACTTATAACAGCAATTACCGGGTGAGATTTAAGAAGATCAAAAGCCTTGCTTATCCCTATAATACCATTCCTTACAGCCTGAATTCCTGCAACAAGCTGATTGTTCCCAAATACGCTTTTGATTGCATTTTCATAGTTACCTACATTCCGGTTGAATCGACCGGTTGCCTCTTCTGCTCCTTTAAGCTCTTTTGTAACAGCATTAATCTTGTCTTGTAATTCTTTCCCTTTCGCCGAATCCCGTTCCGCCTTACTTAGATTGTCATATTCGGCAGTCAGATTGGATAAAGACGCACGCAGTTGAACAAGTGAACCTCTTAAATCCGATTCAACTTTAATATTATTTTGAATCTCTTTCCTAAGAGCTCGTATCTTTGTAGAATATTCGGTAACATGCTGTTTTGAAAGCTCCATTTCCCGATTATATTCTTCCCAAGAAACAGTCCCTTCCTTTAACCATTGGTTGTACTCTTTTTGCAAATTCTTTTCCCTTTCTATTTGGGTATTCAGCTCCATTATTTGTTTAATCGCTGCCTCTGTATTTGTTTGTACTTTAACATTGAGGATAATCTCTTTCTCTGCCATAACCTAAAACATTTATAGTATTCATAATAATTTAAGTAGTTCACACTCTGAATAATCACCTTGCGACTTTATAGATATAATAGCGAAAAATGCAGCATATCGCTCTATATATACAGGTATCGTGTAATCGAGGTTTTTCAAATCTATCTCAGTAAGCCTGAATGTGTCCTTAATCACAAACGGCGACTTTATGAGATCTTGATAAGAAGATAGACCGAAACGTGATACCCGGTTTTGAAATTTAAGGTCTGAAAAGTCCAAACGGGCATCCTCCTTTCCTTGACTATCAAAAGAGATTACAAGCTGCATAATCCTGTCTCCGCAATCTTCAAGCTCTACTGTTGTACCGTCTTCGCTCCATTTGAAATATGGAACAGCTCTCATGTCCCCATTGTCACCCCCGGCAGTATAAGGAAGTTTCACTAAGTCTTTTTCATAGTCGAGAGTCTTATTTTGCACAACCATATAGCCGTCTGCACTCTTGGCGTTCTCGTTCTCCTCGTAACGGAAATAGTTCTTCTGTGCAAAGTCCCCAAACGTGTACGAGGTCTCTTTGGCCGTCCACCCTGTCGGGACTAATTTCTTGCTCCAATCGACCGCCTTGTATCTATTATCTATTATCTTGTTTACGGATATGAAAGAGACACCGGTATCGCTTTTTATGGCGAACAAGCCGAACAGCCAGCATATTTGCTTTATGAAATCGACAACCGATATATCCGGCAGGTTCGAGCCGATCGGGTAATATTGGTTATAAGATACAGACTGAACATCTTCGCTAAAAATTTTTATATAACTTTTTATAATACCTAATAACGCCCCATTGTTTATACGTATTCTAATTGTTATATTACTATATTCTGTAATATCAAAAGGTATAACTCCTTTATAAGCACACAATCCAATATCATTTGAGCTAATTTGTAAACTCTTAATATATTGTGCATTTGAATAAAAGGCTAATTCTACCACATTAAGAGTATTATGTTTATTTGTATAAATAAGGATGTCTAATTCCCAGTCAAGAGATGTTTCATATATTCTAACAACATCTCCGTATGTTTCTGTATTAGAAATATTTATACCATCAACTCTATTTATTTGGGTAAATTTTACATACTTAATATCACTATCAAGTGTACCTGTAATATTCGCTTCAAAAAAATTATACTTCGAGCTTGCTTTCTGTGAGATGAGGGGCAAGTACAACAGTTCTATATATTGTTTATAGCTTCCCCAATCCATTGTAAGACCGTAATATGAGGCTATTTCTTCCAACAGCCTCATGCAATTGACCGACGGGTGTATAAATATCTTGTCTCGGTTGGAATCAACATCTATACCCGCATTATGACGGATATAACCGTGTGACAGCTGACCGTTAACCAGTCCGTTGTCGTATGTCGTAGAGCTGTTCCACGGCAAAGCCATATCGGCAAACTCCTGTATGCTCTTATCATCGTTCATGAGCTGAATAAATTTCTCACTCATTCCCCAAGTTAAGGCCACATCAAACCCATCTTCGCTACACGATATAAGAACGGCTTTTGCGTCAAATAGCTTTACCCCATTCCTGTAATACTCCGCATTGAAATAGTCCCTCATCATGTAGCTCTCATGACCGGCAACATCGGGAAAATCCAACAGCCGTATATTCTTATTCGTCCTCGGTAACTTTATCGTATAACTGTTCGAGGCTGTTATCTTGGAAATGTCCCCCAACAAATTGCTCTTGAAATTGAGTGTTATCTCACTGTCGCCCAAATCGACACTTTCACCCTTGATATATAGTTCCTCTTTCATATCTTTATTGTTAACTCTTCGGGTAATTCAATCTTGAAAACAAAATCTTGAAGTTCAGCACTCGTCCGCTCAAAATCCCCAGTCTGTACATTTACTCTGATAAACGCATTTGCTTTTATATCAAACATGTAGACCATCGGGGAATATAACACTTCTTCAACATAATCATATATATTTTTTTCAGCCAATGGGAGAGCGAGGGTTAATACCCGTTTCGCAGTTTTATTCCATTGATTCACTGTATCGTTCAATCGTAAATCGTAAATATTTTTTTTATTATATTCTTCTCCATCAACTTTAAGCATATCTCCTTTTTTCTTAAAAAGGAAATAGCTCTTGCCTCCCCAATGATTAAGCCACATAAGATATATCCCACTTATACAAGTATCTATATCTACCTCATACTTAACATTTGACGATTGATTTAATAAAACGAATGGATAATTATTATATGTATTAGTATTAAATGATTTAAGCATTGAAACTGTATAATTGCCATAATACACACCCGATGAATTAAGACTAATCAATGCTTTCCCAGGTTCTCGATGTCTGTATCTAATATCTGATTCATTAGAATATTTAACTGCTCCTCCTATCATTAAAGGAAAGTCCAAAGAAAAAGGGAAATTAACGAAACTCTTTACCTTTATACTACGACCTCTATCAAATATAGAATCATAAGGTCTCATCGCACCAAATATAATCGTATAATTATCTATACTATATACATCTGTACCATCATTTGTAATTACATTAAATGATAAACTCAACGTATTAACACATGTTTCTGATTTTCCGTCTGAAAATGGATTTAATCTTTCTAAATCAATAAATTCACGTAAAATATAACTTATGTCTCTTTTAGCCCCTGTAACCTCGTTGAACACCCATGTCTCCCTATATGATTTCCCCTCTTTATCTGCAATAGATATTTCAACTTTATTAATTTCAGTCATTGGCGCACCAATTTGAACTATGTTCGGAGAAAATACATAGCCAATATCATTCAGTTCAATCTGCGTAAATTCATTACTACCATTAAGAATCATAATCTTTCTAATATTTCAAGTTTATACTCTAAATAAATCTTATCTTCTACCCGTCTAAGAAACTCATCTATAAAGGGAGTGTAAATGTCTGCTCGTCCTCCTTCCCTATATAGCTTCGTACCCTTTGTGGCTATCGTATGGCTTATAGCTCCCGCTGCCATATTCAGGCTTCTTTCCTCGACCGTATATTTCTGTTGCCAGTTCTCAGACGGTTGGCGAATGTATGGAACTTGCCTTACCGATATTCCTTTTTCAAGAATCCATTGCCTGATAATATCTACCATATTAGATGGAACACCCCCCGCAGCCCTACCTTTCTCAACCGTGGAAAATGCAGGTCGCCCTAGTAAATAGGCTTCGATTTCCTTTTCATTGCCTTCTATATATACCTCGATACTATCGGCCGTCTGTCCCGTTACCGTTGTTCCGGTAGCTCTCAACTGTTCTACAATCTTGCCTTTGAGCCACTTCAATTCTTCTTGTAGAATTTCCCTTATACGCATTTTCCTATCGATTCTTTAAGATTCAAAGAAACTGATACGCCTGAACACTGTATCGCCATATCCCTGATTACATCATGGCAACTCCATGCGGTTATTGGTTCAAAATATCGGGTGTCGTTTACCCGAACAACAAATTCCTCGACGGCAGAACGCATTCGCTCTATAATAGTATTCGTATCTTCTCCTTCCGAATCTATTCCCTCATGGTCGAGAAAGAATAACAAAGGCTCTATATTCTTCTTCAACATTCCCGAAACTGTTATTTCTCCTCCTCCATTGATAGGCATTACATACAATACGGCAGGAAGTTGCTCCGGCTGTTGAAGCCACTGGTTCAAATGATATATATCTCCTATTGAGAAAGAGAAGCCCATAGCCTCTACGATCTCCCTTATCTTATCCTCCATCATTTTTTCTTATATATTAACTTTTGCAACCTCCTTTGATAAGCTACTACTTCGTTATCCATCTTCATACATTGATAGATAACTACCCACGGCACACATTGAAGAACATAATCATGATCTATTATTCCCATACGTTTGGCATAAGAATCGACAATACCGAATGTGCCAAAATTCAACGATGTTACTCCTGCGGCTATCTCTTCCGATGAATAGCTCATTGTTTCACCTAGTGCCTCAAACATTTTGGAAACCCTCTTAACCTCATCTATAATCCAATTTCTATATCCAGCCGTGACAGATATATCAGCTTTCAAAACTTCCTCCTCGGTAAGTCCCTCAACAATCTGCATTGGCTTTATAAATTCTTCCGAGGTCGTCTTTATTTCCATTAACTGCAACAATTCACCGTACATAATACCGTTTATGTCTGTTTTTAATGGTTTTCCTTTGAATGTAGAAACTCTTTTAGCTCCTTTTACACTTTCTACCGATTCTTCGGTTAAACATTCCATGATAGCTAAAAAATGAGCCGTCGTACATGTCTTTCTTTTTTCTCTTTTCATATATTTCCGAGTTTAAATATCTTCTTATGTTGTGGCGGTGTAAACAATCTATTGAGGGCTACATAGCGGATAGCATCTAGCGAGTGATTGAATAATTCGATAGGCTCATTTGTAGGTTCTCCATCATCTCCTTCTTTCCACTTATAATTTGCCAGCTCTTTCCTTATATTCGTACTTCGCCTTGTCACATGCCACTTATATCTTTTCAATACCGAAATACCTAGTCTTATACTATCATTCCCTTTCTTCGCTCCCTCTATCCTAAGCCCGAACCTCTTCAATTCCTCTATGCTCTTAGGTTCTGCACTATCGGCGATAATGGTAATGGATGCCATCCCATTCTGTCGAACAACTCTCGAAATATCGGGATTGGTTACCTTTCCTTCAAATAGAATCTCATCAATCCATAAATGGCCACCAGATAAACGAACATCAACCAATGCCGTTGGATCGTTATATCCAAAGTCAAGTCCCAACCATCTACCCTTGTAATTATCAGGCATAGAATCGACAATATCGTAATTGTCATAAACCATACCTCGGAGTCTTCCAGTCTTTCCCCTCGCATATACACGGTGAAGCTCCTTATCTTCAATCCCTTCTATCTTATCATGCTCCTCTTCGGAGAGAAAAGTATTGTGGCGATGATCAGTAATGAATAGCTTTGCTTCTGGCTTCCCTATTATCTTATCATGTACCCAGAAACGAGCTGTCGGGTTATAATCGATAAATATCTGCTTTCTTGTACGAATGGCAAGCTGCCAATATACAGGATAAGGTATACCATTAGCTTCATTGACAAACAAATAATCTCGCTTTCCACTCTTGGCATCCTGCTCATTCTGAAACGAAGCAAATTCTATTATGGAACCGGTAACGCACTTTACAATTCTGTCGCTCTCGTTGAACGAGAACTTATCAGAGCAAAAATCGCTATTACCTATTATCGTCTTGACATCTCGATATGCTCCCTTCTTCAAGTTAGGTATATCTTGTCCGACAACAGTTATAACTTTATTGACAAAAGAGAGAGCATAATATACTAGCAACTGCAATATCGTATAGGTTTTGCCAGAAGACGTTCCACCCTGATTAATTATGATACGCTCGTTACTATTCATCATGCTGTCAAATAAAGGCAAGGTTGCGAATATGTCAGTCGGCGATGTCATCTTCACTGTTGGCTATCGGTGGTGTACCTTCTTTATGTACAACAGATATTTTAAATCCGCTTATGCCATCATCGACAGAAAGCCTATTATCCTGTCTGTTTTTCCAATTTTCAGGGTCTAAGTTCGTCAAAGCAAATATAAGTGCACCAGTATCCGGAGGGAAGTGCTTCGTTATTTCGCTTGACTTTACAAGCACTTTACTCCCGTCCTTTAAAGTTCTATATTCATTTTTAGACTCTTCAATCTCATAACCGGCAGCACGCTTCCAAAGTGATTGCTCCAACGTTTGAACGATAGTTTCACGAAACTCTTTTCTCGCCTTTTTTAAAGAGTCCGAAAAGTCCGGATAAGACTCTAACCATTCGTAAAATGTACTCTTACTTATACCCACCTTTTTACAGGCTAAGATATTAGAATCGCCCTCCCGTATACAGGAAATGATGTCATCTTTGACATCGTTAAATTTACCTTTGCTCATATCCTAAAACAATAACCTAAAACTTATATAAATATACTAAAAATCAATCTGATTAGCAAGTAAATTCTTGCTTTATTTCAGATCGAAGTCGCCCCTTCTCAGAGCCTTCTCCATCTTGCGGCTGTACTCCTCTTTCAATATTTCAATGTCCATGATTTACTTGTCTTACACAATTATTTCAATATCAACTCTCTTGGTTCTTTATCTTCCCATTTTACTTCTGGGAATAAACTGTCACTTAATACAACAACAGTAGTATTTTTATCTTTAAATCCCCATGTATACTTACGTTTAAATGGTTTAGTTGAGTACATAAACAATTTTCCACTTTCGTCCCTTGCTATCCACATAACTTGCTACTCCTTAATAATTTTATCATTTATAATAAACTGACCTCTAATTTCTGTCGGCAAAATATTCGTGATATTCGCTCTATGTTCTTCACCGTGCATAGATTTGAGCAACGGGTGTATTTCTTTGGGCATAGGAGCGGGACAATCTTCGCAATGTACTACCATTTCAAAATGTTGTTTTTGTCCATTCTTGTCCTTACTACCACAGCATTCACAATGAATAGGATAATAGAAATAAGTCCTTTCTAATGGTGCTTCTTTGCCACAGATTTCACATTTACCAAATTCAATTTCTCCCATGATTATTCCAAAGTTTAACTAATTGTTTTTCTGTATATGGTTCTTTTATACCCATATTTGCATTCACATACCATATTCCTATGGAATCAATGAGTATGAATCTATTTACATCTACCCGGTATATCTCATTATCGGGGTATGCTTCCTTTACAGCAGTTGTACAGTCTCCATTTGTATAGCAGCTTGTTAGTATAAGCGATACTAATAAAAGCAATAGGAATTTCTTCATAGTTACTCCTCCCACTCGATTTTAACGGTATCAACATAGTCAAATTCTACTACGTAAGATTTTTTTGCTTCCTCTTTGGTCGGGTAAATACTTGCTACTATGAAAGAAATTGTATTTCCTCTTTCATGTGATTTATATACATTCACCCACCCTTCTTTCTTCTGAGGGAGCATCATTAAGTCATCTTTATATGGCGTGTCATTTTCAATTATAACCTTACCTTTTTCATTATAACCATATATGGTTTCTTCTTTGGCAGTATCTTCTACCAAAGCAATGATTGGATAGCTTACGCCCTTGAATAAAAATTTTCTATCAAAGGAAATAATCCTTACCTTTCTACCATCACGAGTACATACTGGCTTGCCAGCTTTGGCTGCTTCAAGGTCAAAGGGTTTAAGATTTAATTTCTTTTCTCCCATATTTTCTTTGTTTTGTTTAATTTCTACAAACATTTCATTTGTGAGGCATGAATATGCAGGATAATGATTTATATAGTAACTCAATTTGCAGTTTCTTGAAAAATTATCATAAAAAGCACAATGATCACAAAGAGCACCAGGGACCTTTATTTTCTGGTATGATTTATTCTCTATCCTAATAGGATCTCCGACCTTTTCAAGTTTCTTGAAGATTACAGATTTACTATCTTTTCTATAACATGATAAACATTCTCCTCTTATCTCAAATACATCACTACAATGAATATCACTCTTGGTAGCTAAATCACAATTCTCACATCCAAGAGATTTTGTATGAATACACTGATACCATTCTCCGTTGTACTCAAATATTTCTCCTACTTTTCTTTCCATATCTTACTGTATTTTAATCGTTCAAATTCAATTATCTCTTTATCCCATAGTTTGGCCGCAAAATGTTCTAACTGGCAGCCTTTGGATTTTTTCCAACCGGGGCAAAGGCATATCGCATCGCATTCCATAAGAGCCTTTATATCGTTTCCCAGAAGTTCATGATAGGGTTTGTCCAAATCGGGGTTCACGTCGAAGTCTATCGGTGTGACGACACGGTATCCTTTCATTTCGAGGACTCCCGAAACGTATAGTATTTCACTTTCCACTTCATCGAAGTCCCTGCCGGTAATAGGTAGGGAGATGTAGATTTTCTTTTTACTCATAATATAACAATGTTAACTAAACTATTAAAAGAGTTAATTTGATATTTGATAACTAAATATCGAAGTATATTTGCATCGAACTTGATTCGGAACATTAACACCTCCGATCCGGCGGACTGTCATTCGCCATCATCTTGTCCATTCTCGTGTGAGAAAGACATTAAGCCCAATGTCCTGTAACTTTGGGCTTTTTTTAGTTGCACTTGACAGGGTGCAACTTATAGCTTGTCGATACAGGTCGGCAGGCAGAACGGTAAGGAGGTGTTAATGTGAAAGATCAAGTTCAAAATGAAAGTGGGAAAATCCGCATATTCTGCCGTTATATCATCAAGAACGGTAAAAAGATTTACCCTAAAAGGTCTAAATACTTTTCGTTCTTGGTGAGCGATAAGAAAAGTGCGTGATTTCGCTTTCTATGGGAATGTACAGGCATTCCCTTTCATCTCTACTCCTACTTCTTTTCCTTCCATGATTATATTTCATTTTAAATCGAATATCTTGCTTGAATCCCTAATAGAATCAATAGACATCTTGGCACTCATTTGCCCCATAAATTCAGCAAAATCCATCGCCCGATCCCAACTAGACCATCTATGAGTAATCTCTACTAGTTCAAAAGCATTTAGTAATACCAATTTTTCATTTTTCTCTCTCAGGTCATTTACCGCATTTCTTACTCTGTGATAAAATTTGTCATTATATCTTTTTGCGTTATATGGTTCCGCACCTTCTCTTGGTTCAATACTACGATATTTAACCGAAAACGAAGGAAGTTTATCTTCGCACATTGCATTATATACATCACTCTCCACCGGGCCATATGGCACAGCATAGAAATTATCGAATATATCCAAAAGGTCATCGCCTCTATCTTTCTTAGGAGCAGCAGCCAAAAACAGCAGTTTCATGGCTGTAAGTTTAGGAAACGGCTTGCCCTTAATCGTTTCATGATTATCCCGCCACTCCTCAAAAAGGTGGAGCATATAATCAAATGCCTTTATTTTATCTACTTCCATAATTTCACTTTACCAATTCAAAATCATACACAAATACATAGGGGTTTCTCTCCCATGTGCCTTTACCGCTTACTTTATCAATTAGAATTTCGTAGGCATCTTGCGGCGTACAATAAGGTTGTATATCATTTGGAACATAGTATGCGTCCATAAAATGAGTATCTGCACTACCGCATTGCCCCTTTATTATTCCCTCTTTAAGACAATCTTCATCTGAAATATCTTGTAACCGTTCAACACGTACATTGGTTATGCAGATTTGGTGTGGCATTAGCTCCGGCTTCACATACATTTTATTTGTCCAGCCTGCACCGTTTGGGAATAAATTAGGATTGCACTCATCATTGTAAAAGGAATTGTAGCTTTGAGCGACGGCTACGATTTCACCTACTTTATACGGGAGTCGGAATATGCTACCACCTTCCAGCTTTGCTCCATAACCACAGAACTCACAATAAACACTACCATCTTCGTTGACAACCAAACTCATGGGTTTGTCCTTCCAATATGCTGATTTATACCAACGATGTACCGTAGAACAGTCCTCCGGTTGTGGATTCATTATCCGCCTTGTCTGAGTCTTTCTGCCTTCAAGTACGGCTTGTGTGAGTCTGTATTTATCATTGAACATTATTTTCTTCATATTTCAATCGCCATTAATTAAATCCAAATTATAAATACATAATCGCTATTAACTGTACGATTTATATCATTAGTCTCATAAAGCGAAGCTACTTTAATAAGTTTTGACTTATCTTCCACTTTTTCAAGTTCGTCAATCAATTCTTGTACTGTCATATTCTTTTCTTTTTAAGTCTTTCAACCTCTATTCCTCCTTTAATCATCTAACTATCTTTTTTTTATATACATAAATTTAATATCAGACTTTTCTCTCATTTTTTTTATTTCTTCGATAATAACTTTTCTAATAAACCAGTATCCACCTGTAAGAAAATAATTTAAACCGCTTACTATTTCTGACTCGTATCTCGTTCCTTTATAGATAACTCTATAATATCCACTCCATCCACCATCATGATATTCAAAATTTTGTAAAATATCATTCCTTAATCTTTTCAATAATTTAATCTTCATATCTTATTCCTCCTTTATAATTTCTTTCATGAAACAAATCCAGTGTGTATTAGATCGTTTGCCGGATATATGCCCGAATATTGGTTTTTCAGGTGTGAGTTTGAGAACTTCCGACACTTTGATGTCGGTCTCGTTCCATTTGAAAATCAAAAATCCTCCGGGTTTCAGGACTCTAAAACGTTCTTTAAATCCCTTTGCCAGCATATCACGCCAATCTGAATACAGAGCTCCATATTTAATTTGTTGGTAGCCTGTTGGCGATGCTTTTTCGTTCAAACTTCCGTACATATCTGCCATCTTTGACTTTCCAGCATTCCTTAATAAGTGAGGCGGATCGAAAACTACCATCGAAAAAGATTTATCCTCATAGGGCATATTTGTAAAGTCGGCTTGTATGTCGGGATTTACTTCAAATAATCTACCATCGCATAAATGAGTAGATACCTTTCGAATGTCTTGAAAAAGAACTCTTTCGTCATGTTTGTCGAAGTAGAACATCTTTCCCCCACAACAGGCATCTAATATCGTTTTTCTCATTGCTATTCCTCCTGTTTATTTGGTAACAAGTCTTCTACATATGCCCAACGTTGCATGTTAACTCCACGTGAAAATTTTACCCAATTTCCAGAGTCATAAAAGGTATCAAAGGCACTGTCTCCAAGTTGAGCAAGATATATTCTATTCCTTTCGGGTTCTTCACTTACCTCATGCCACACTGAATCAATACGCCATTTCGTACCACGCTTGAAACCATCTATATATGCAGGCTGCAATTCGGGATTATAGTAATAATCTTCGAATAGGGCACAATCTAATGCTGCATCTTCAATATCTTCTATTTTCATTACCTATCAATTTTTCTCATTAACTTCAACTAGATGACTGTCTATTTCCTCTATAACCTCAATAGCCGCTTGTAAGAATGCTTTATTAGTTGTACGGATATATCCTGATCCGAACTTACCTATCTTGTATTTGTCTGCCGTAAAAACGATATATTGCTTTGCAAACAGAATGTTGATACAGCATTTTAATCGTTCAATCATTGCTCTCCTCCTTTCATAAGTTCTATTTCTCCCATATCTGTATGATTTTATAATTTATTGAAATAAACTGACTTGTATTCTTTTCAAGACCTTTTCATTTGCGTCGTTATAGAACTGTTTGTTGACCTCGAAGCCATATGCCTTTCTTCCCAATGAGGCCGCCGCATACAGGGTTGTGCCGCTTCCTGCGCACGGGTCGATGACAACATCGCCCTTGTCCGTGAATATCTCTATCAACCGTTTGAGAAGCGGGACAGGTTTCTGGCAAGGGTGGCATTTGGGCGTGGTGTTGTCCCTCACCCAATCGAAGCAGTTGAAAATCATTCTCCCGTTGTTGTTGAATTTGGGCAACTTGTCACGATAAAGGATAAGACCGTATTCGCAGTTGCCGACGACCTTCATGTTTGCTTTCAACACTTGCGCCGAGAAATCCTTGCGGAAAACCAGCGGTATGTAGTGCATGAGTCCGTATTTGCGGCCTAACTCTATGAATTTGAACTGTTGTTCGTATTCGCAGAACAGTATCATGCAGGGGGATTTGCCGGCTTCTTTCGGTTCCTTGACGAGCATTTTGGAACAGAAGTGCATGAACTCGGCCGGACGAAACTCGCTGTCGGACGAGAAGAATTGTTTGCCTGCCAATGCGCTCTCGCCGTTCTTGTTGTCTCCGTCGATATACCATGCGGGGTTGCTGGCGTAGGCGTTATTCGCCAAATTATACGGCACGTCGGCTATAATCAGCTGGGCTTTTGGCAGCCCATAGACTTTATAATTTTGGAACGAATCGTTGTAAAGCTCTATGTCTTTCATACTTAACTTTCCTTTTTTCTGTATTTGTCGATAATTTCTTGAATCTGACCGGGTGTCGCTTTCTCCTTTTCACGTAGCTCTCTCTCCCGTTCCTTTTCCTCCTGCCTTTTCTTGTCCTCATAGAACCGCAATAGTTTCTCTCTGTCGGCTCTGAACTCTCGAAGAGACCTTGTTATCACCATAGGGTCGAAAACTCCGTAGAACGTCCCGTAAAGCCCCTGTTTGAACCGCTGGAAGAATACCATGAACTCGGTGAGCTTGAAATCACCATAGCCGGAGATGATGATACGGGCTATCTCCTCGTATTCCTTTTCCGTCATTCCGTCCTTGCGGACTCCCGAAAATTCGGCTAGGTCGAGAAGCTGTATTTCCAGCCACGACTCGGCGATGTGGCCCCCGAACGTCCTCGATACACGGGCTATGCTCGGAGCTTTGCCGATAAAGCATCGTTCGAGGCTCTGGCAATAGCGGCCTTGATTGTCGGGGCTAAAAAGGCAGAGCAGATTCTCCCCCGTCTTGTAGGTTGCCAGTATCTCCCGTTGCCAGCTTGGTGGCGATGGCTTTTGCAAACTCTGCATATCGCTCCTGTTTGGTCTTGGAATTAGGTTTTTGATGGAATCCGGATTGCTCATCTCGTGCTCGTTTTAGTTCGATTCTTAACCAGCGGGCAAAGTGTTGTTGTGCATCGCTGACGCTTTTTCTTGCAATACCCTCGTTTTGAAGTTTACGGATATAAGCCTC